CAAATTAGAAAGTTCAATTTCAACTGGAGAATCATAAAGATCACTGACGATTGCTTCATTTACAACATCTTCAATTGCACAATCACACTCTGGATGCAGTGCCATTTCACGATATCTTTTAATTAAATCGTGCTCAGTACGATAAACTCCTTCAATGTCAATGTATTGTCCATAAAAACCACTAGCAATATAATTATCAACCCCGTCCTCATTGGTTTGAGGAACGGGGGATACTATTGAGGGAGATTTATTTTTATTATCATCAATAGAAAAACCAAAAAGTTTTGCCATAGTATAATCTTTTTGCCTGTTATTATATTATTTAGTTGATGTCTTCACCACCAGCATTTGCAGCAGTTCCTCCAATTGCTTGCCACCACTGAACTTGTAGTTCTACCGTGAACTCTTCAATTCCTTGTCCATCATATGTAAGTTCAATAGGACCAACCTGAGTTGGGAAAACATCATAGAAACGATAAGATCTCAGAGCAGATCCATCACGATCAAGTTGATATACGTAAGCATCTGCCTGATAATCTGCTGGGTTTGTTAGACCCGTATTATCAGACACTCTGTTGATAGTATTCATCCACTTCTCAAAAGCAGAACGAATAGCAAAATCAGTGTCATTGATAACGGTAACAGTCCAGGAATCGAAAGTTCTGTCGCCCGCAATCTTTAAAACTCTTCCTCTAAAAGGAACTTCAATTTGAGCAACGTTTGATGCTGGAAGATTTGCACCCTTTACTAAAAATCTTGACTTATCAAGAACATCAGTGCTTGGTTGTGCAGCATCTGGGAAAGTAAGAACAACCTCAAACAGGTTGGGGCGAGCACCACCACCAGTTAACTTACTCTTGAAGTCGGTAATCTTTCTTAATGGGGGTGGGTTAATTTGATTTCTTGCTGGCATGATTTTTAACCTCTAGTTAAATTAAACGGAACCGATTACTTCTTCAAAAGCAACACCAGTTCTGGTGGCAATGAAGGTCAGACCGATGAAATTGATCGATCTTGCTGGTTTAATATAAATATCAGCAACAAATTCATTTGAATCAATGACTGCTGCTGTGTTATTTGTTTCATCGCAAATAACAACATAATCAAAGATACCCCTCTTCGATTGAACATCACGGAGGAATGGTTCAATAATATTTACAAAACTTGTTCTGGTAATTTCATCATTGAACTCAAAAAGGAAATCTTTTGCCGCAGCAGAGATAGCATCTTCAAGATAGATAAAGAGTCTGCGAACATTAATTCTGTCAAATGCCGATGACTTACCAAATCCAGTCTTATCACCAAATAGGATAATTCCAGCACCGGGTGAGAAGATAACTGGGTTAATTCTGTTTGAATACAGAACGTCTCTCTGCCTTCTTCCTGGATTATATGCTAGTTTAACTGCATTTAAGATTGCACCTCTTGAAGTTCCTGCTGGTGAGAACCATGGAAACTGTTGAATATCAGTTCTAGCGCAAGTTCCAGCAATATCACCATTCAATGGAACGTAGCGGAAAGTATCATTGAAACGATCATACATGTACTTATAACCACTATCAAAAATACCATATGTAGTTGAGGTTACTGGAGAGTAAAAACTTATAATATTGTCTGTAATTGTATCAATATTGTTTACAGTCACAGTTCCAACAGAAGAGTCATTAAGGAATGCCTGTCTATATGGTGAGATAAATGCAACCGCATCCTTTCTTGCTTCAGCAACAGCGATGCACTTATTAGCAAGTGCTTGTGCTTGTTCTTTGGGATAGTTTGCTGATCCCATCAAAATAAAATCAACTTCATACTCTTCTGTATTTTCAAATAAAGTTAAACCACTTACAATATCATCTAGACCAGAATAAAGTGCTCCTGATGTTACTATATCGGTTTTTCCACCATAGTTTTTACCACCAGCAAGAGTATATGTATTTGATCCAGAACCAGCAAAAATTACATTTTGAGCATCTTGATCCCAACCAGTGTCTGTGTTTAGTTCAAATTGAGCAGCACCGTTTCCACTGAATCCAGTAGTAACAACGCCAACTGGTTGAGAACCACCAAAGACATATTGCGAATTTGTTTCAAGATATTTTCTCCAATAAGAAGGACTTCCTACAGAAAACTCACCATCTTTTGCTTTTGAAAGACTTAAATGTTTTTCCAGAATTGTTCCAGCATTTCCTGTGATTGTTCCTAGATCGTCAATTACAACAACATGAACTTCATCAAATCTACCACCTCTTCCAGCAACAAATGCCGAAGTTGAAGGTCTATTTGAAATAGTATCCCATTCAATGCTTCCTACACCAAGAGAAATCGATTGTTGCTCAAACCAATCCAATTCTCCAGTATATGCTCTTGATGCAAATGAAGATGATTGTCCGTTTGTATGAATAGCAACAGTTCCAGTATTTGGTAAAGCGTAAACACCATTCTGCTGATAATCAACAGCAGTTTCAGTTCCAGCAGTAGAAACTACACTTACCAATTTGGTAGAAATTTGAGAAGTTCCAATTTCTGTGATAACACCTTTAAAGTATCCACCAATTAATGAGGTTGATCCAACGCCGGGTAAAGTTGTTCCAGTTGGGACAGCAACTGTAAATCCATACCCAACTTGAACATTTGTTGTTGTAACACCAGTTAGAATTTGATCTGCCCTGGCATCTATGATTCCAACCTTAATTCCATTTGCCCAAGTTCCAGGATTCTTTGCCGCAAAAGTGACGTTAGTGATGATATTTTCATCATATCCAAGTTGAACATAATGATCATTACTTTTGATTTTTACACTTGCTGCGGCACCAACAAAAGCATTCGTCAATTGAGAGTCATTTGATCTTGAAACTCTCATCGTTCCACCATAATTCAGATAGGATGATGCTACCATCCAATGTTCATAATGCTTATCAATTGAATATGGTTGACCAAAGGTTTGGTAAAGATCATTTTCATTTTCTATAAGTTGAGGAAGATCTACTGGTCCCTTGGCAAAGGGTGCTACTAATGCACCAACAGATCCAGAAACTGGATCAACTCTACCAATGGTTAGATCAACCTCTCTTACTACAATTCCAGGAGATGCTAAATTTAGAGGCATCTTTATTCTCCGTTTCCAGAATTAATCTGAAAATATTTATGAAAAAGACTACTTTCATTGGGGAAACAATCAATGAACACATTCACCAGTCTGGATATTCCCACTTAATACCTTTTAAATTGTCTTTTCTATTCTTTATAACTCTTTTCTTTGTACATTCTTTACACTCATAAGCATAAGCAGAGGGAAATGCACCTCTACCTTTATGTGTTAGATAAAAGTCATCTATTAAACTTTTTGTTTCCCCACATAGTCTACAAGTTCTTTCTAAAAATAATAAGTGTTGAGTATTAATTTGATCATCAATATCAGAATCCATTAGAGATAATCCCACATGTATGAACGATCTCCATATTCGTCAAGATGCCACCTATCTCCTTTATTATCGACAAATGTTGATTCATCCAATCCATCCAAAATGAAACCAAACGGAGACATATCTTGTTCAATTTGATTTTTTTGTTCCTCATAAATTCTCTTACGAACATCATTGTCTGTCATTTCTTTGAAGTATGGTTGTGCAACTAACCAAGAGAAAATAACAAGGCACATTGCCAAATCATCATTGCAACCTTCTTCTGCCTCAAAAGAATTATGCTTCTGTGCAAATGTTGTTAATTCTGATATGATTTCATAATCAACAGTCAATAATTTATCATCTTCCAATAAAGTTTTTAAATTAGAACATCCCAGTTTTTTAACTGCAGCAGTCATTCTTACACCAAGTTGAGATTTCTTTCCACTAAATCCAGATCCAACAAGTTGTCCAGCCCTTCCTTTCATTGCACACATCAAAACATTATCATACTCCAAATCAAAGTGAAGAATATTAGATACTTGATCTCCAATATCATTAACTTCAATTAACAACCAAGAATTATTATAACCTTTTGCTACTTCATATATGATACTTGGAAATAGCATTGGTTTAATTTCATTATTTCGATATTTTGCTACAATCTTATATGGAAAATTTGTAATATCAAAAACAACAAACGCCGAATAATCATTACCAAGACCACGAGCAACATCAACAGTCATCAAGTAATTGTGCTCCACCATTGGATTTTCATAAATGTCTAGTCCAGCATTTCTTTTTATTGGATCTTCATATGTAAGATTTCTTAATTTCGCCGGATTAATCAATGTATTAATCGAACCTAAAAATTCGCAGTTATGTGATACTATATCATTGGAATAATATAAATGTTTAGTTCCGGAATTTACAATATCATATAATTCTATTTCTTCTTCTACTACATTGGATTCTACTAAAAAACATCCCCCATTTTTGGTATACACTTCAGTGTATACATCTAAATCTTTTGCTTTTATAATTCCTTCTATTGTTGATAATGGATGATCTAAAGAACACTTTAATTCTTTTTCATTAGTAAATTTTAAATGAATATATCTGTCTTTTATTATTTTGTTTATTCCATAAAAAGATACTAAACCTTCTGGGGATAGTATCTTATGTCCTTTTTTGTTTAATACTACGCTTTCAGGAATTGTATGCATCTGTTTAAAATCTGTTCTGGATTATTTTTATATTCTAATTCATCAATATGAAGAACTTCGTAACCTTTAAGATTTAAAAATTTGTCTTTTGCCATGTCTTTATCTTTATCTTTATGATAATAAGTTCCGTCAAATTCTATTATTTTATTATTAAAAACAAAGTCAATAAAATAACAATTTTTATTTAATTTATCTTTTACTTCAAATAGTATATATCTATCATCGACACTTATATATATTTTTTTCTCTATATTTAATTCTGAAAATTTGCAAAATGTTTTATCATTAGAGTCTAATGTATTGTAAATATCCCAAAATAATTTTTGGGATATTAATGATACTCCATTAATAGAATGGTTACATATTTTACAAATATTATGCTCACTATTTCCATAACCCAATTCATAAGTATAAAATTTTAATTGATTTTTGCAATACTTGCAATGTTCAATTTTATCTTCCTCATAGTTATTAAAAAGACGATAAATTCTTTCGGTAAATTTATTGCTTTGTAAGTGGTGATTTTTTGTTAATCTAAAAATAGAATCATATAAGTTTTGATCTACACATTTAATTTGTTTTACTAAACCTTTACCATTAAGATTCAGATTATATGTTTTAAATTTTTCTTTTATGGTTTTTAAATCATATTGGTTTTTAATAAATGTTTTTTTGTAGTATTTTATAGTTTCTACTCCTACGTTAAATAACAAAGATAATTCTATGGGAGATAAATCTTGATACTCTTCTTTGACGATATTTTCTTTGATCTTTGAATTTACAAAATAATTTATTTCTAAACCATAATTTTTTATAATTTTAGTTAAAGAACCTCTATGAATATTATATTTTTTTGCTGCTTTAGAAACGCTCATAGTTTCTAAATCTTTCTTTAGTTCTTCCTTTGAAGGAATATTATGTTTATCTTTAAATGCTAAATTTGAACTTTCTGATTTTGACCTAGTTTTTATGCTAAATTTTTTAAATAATCGAATAATAGGTTGACGATCTGCATATCCATAATATACTCCAATTTTATCCAAAGACATTTTTTTGTCATTATACAAGATTTCCAATTGTTCTTTTGTAATATTTTTA